ATTATCATTGTTAGCTTGTGCAAAATCGACCGCTAATCTTTGACCTTGAGCAGTTGAAACCTTTACCACTTGGTAATTAGATGCAAGTAAATTAACCCCTGTTTTATTAACTACCGTTGCAGTAATTAATTGTGATTCGTTATTTAAAAATTCTAAATTTTGTAATTGTGTAACTCCGTCCCCTAGCTTAAATTTGCCAGTAACGGAATGATACGCAGGCTCACCAGCCTTTAATATCATTGTAGCATTAGTTGTAAACCATGCGCTATCTTTTGGATCGTATCTTAATTCTACAGTTGCCATTTATGTTAATGTTTGTATAACCGTTGCAGGTGCAGGGTCTGTTAATGTTTGAATTATTTGTTGTAAAATTTCAACTGTATAAGTTCCTGAAGTTGTAAAAGTTTGTATTGTATTTCCGTTTTGGTCTTTAATATCAACTTGAAAATTACCTACTATTTGATTAATCGTGCCACCTACATAAATATAATTATTATCTAAAATGTTACCGCTACTTATTGGTAAATTGCAACCATCATTTCCAACTGCAGAACTTATTGTTAAATCAAAATAATGACCGCTAACATCGTCATCGTTACGCTCAGTAAAATCAGTTAAAGCAATATTAGCATCAAATTTAAAAGCACCTAAATAACCGCTATTTCTAACTTGTCTAAGGTACGAAGGTACATCGTAACAAATACGCTCCGTATCACTTAGTACTTGGTTAATATTGCTTATATCTTTATTTACTAAGTCACTTATAACTATCATGTATTTGCGACTAACTACATTATCAGTAACGCTGCTACCTTGCAATATAACATTCATAAACGGGTAAACAATTTCTACATTCGTGTCCGCTTCTGATTCATCTCCAAAGTAAAATGAGTTTATGCCTTTGTGTTTTAATGCAAAGTTTTTAAATAATTCTATATCCTGGTTAAGTGTAATCATTTAGTCTTTATCTCTACGCCAATAATTAAAACGGTTGAACTCTTCAAATCCAAAATCTAAGTCACCACGCATTGCAACTCCATTTGTGTAATTCCTAACAGTCGGATTCATTCCTGTATTGCTAGTTTCTAAATATTTTGGAAACGTTGCAGAATTTTCAATCAAATAATCAGTTACTAATTGAGCGTATCTCTCTGCATGAATTCTCCATTTATCCATTAAATATTTAACGTCTGCAATGTCAGCCGAACTTGAATTGTCGCTACTCTTTACTTGTATGCCTTTATTTTGATACGCAAATTTAAAGTCGGGGCTAGCTTCCATTTTAACGTACCAACAAAGAGCCTTTGCTATATAATCATTTATTAATGCTTTCTCATTTGGATAGCTTGACAAACTAGGATTAGCAATTATTTTAGTTTTTAAATCATTGTATAATTGAGTACCGAGTATTTTTTGAATATAAATATCTTGTACCATTATAACAGTACTTTCTAATTTTTTCCAGTCTACGTTACCATCGACACCCGCCAATTTTTTAAAGTAGTCCTCTTGTATAAATAAAACGTCAGCCATTGTTTATTTTTTTTCTTTTTTTCTTACACGAGTTTCTGCCATCCATAAGTGACGGCAATCGGGGTCAGTAACTCCTGTACTTCTATTATAAAAGTAACCACCTCGATAGTCCCAAATATTAGAGCCAGCAACGTTTTCCATACCTTCTAATCTAATTCCGTCAATCTCTTCAAAAGTATATTCATTATTTAAAGCCATTAATTTAGAACAAAACGCTCTAGATTTACCGCCAGGCAAAAGACTAGGTTTATCTCCGTTTACTTCGTATTTATAAACAGTATAAATTTCGTCACTAACTATTGGCTCAGTTTTTTTTTCAGCAGCTTTCTCAGTTGGTAAAATTATAAACTTTTATAACGGGCAGCCGTCCGATGAAATGGTACACTCTATTGAGCGTGCTTTTAAAGGAACTTACACAGGCGAAAACGGAGAAAGTTTAATGATTACTCACTCGGATAGAGATGACAAAGCACCCGAAGTTGTTGATGTAACTGTTAATGATTTATCTGAAAAATTTGCGTTTACTTCTAAGCGTGCAATGAAAAAAATATTTGCGGGTCACGAAATGGCTCCCGAATTATTCAACATTAAATTTGATGAATCATTCTTAAGTGGTAGCCCCGATTTATTAATTTTACAGGAACTATTTGTAAAAGGGTACGTTGAGCCTAGACAAGCTGATTTATTAGAGTTCCTATCCTATTTATCATTCTTAAAAACGGGTGAATATTTAGAAATGATGTTCGAACCTATTAGTTTAATTGGTGCGGATTTAAGTAACGATGCAGATTTAACACAGGATGAACGTAGAAAATTAAAAGGTTATGAGCCATTGGTTGCTGTGCCATTAGATGTTAACGGAGATCCATTACCTATTTCTGCTACTCAAACAAATGATAGTTTAAAAGGTTTAAGTGCTGCCGATAATGCCGATATGTACCGCATTGTAAGAGATTACAGCAAAGGTAAAATAAATGAACATTTAGCAGTAACACGTTTAACGGCTTACGGTATTGATGAAACGCAAGCTAAGAAAATATTAGGTATTGAAGTTAAAATGTCAAAACAAAAAGATAAATTTTTAGCACACTTAGAGAAATGTGCAATTATTGAAGATCCTAGTACATATACAGTAATTAAAAGAGAACGTGTTAAAAGTTCAAACGAAGCATTAAAATACGAACGTCAAATAATGAAGTTTGCGGATGCTTTAGTAATTAGCATACAAGAACTAGACAGTGCTGTTTTAAATGCTTTAAAAGGCAACCCTAGCATGTCTATTAATGAATTAGTAGATGTTACTCAAACAGACTTTTATAAAGTAGAAGAATCAATTGCACGATTAACTAAAAATGGTTTTTTAGATGACACAATAGGTGGTTTTAAACCTACTCAAAAGGCATTGGATAAACCAACTGAGCCTATTGTAAGTAGAGAAATTTATACCGTTTACACTTACGATTTAAACGAGGGTGTAAGTTATGCAACTAACCCAAATAAAATAAGTAGTAATTTATTAAGCACTTCACACGAATTTTGTAAAGATACAATAGGCTTAACAAACAAAGGAATGAGTTGGGAATTTGAAGCTATTGATAATATGTCTAATGACTTTGGTGATAATGCGTGGGACTATCGTGGAGGCTTTACAAACAAAGGCGGTTATATAGATAGCACTTGTAACCATTCATGGTATGCAGAAACTAGAGTACGAAATAAAGAAAAAAAATAAACAATGGCTGACGTTTTATTTATACAAGAAGACTACTTTAAGAAACTCGCTGGAGTTGACGGTAACGTGGATTGGAAAAAATTAGAAAGCACTATTATTATGGTGCAAGATATTTATATTCAAAAAATATTAGGCACGCAATTATATAACGATTTAAAAACTAAAATAATTGCCAATCCTACTTTGTCAAGCTACCCAAATGAGAAAGCACTTATAAACGATTACATAGCAAAGGCTCTTTGTTGGTACGTTAAAATGGAAGCGTCACCCGATTTTAAATTTGCATATCAAAATAAAGGCATACAAGTAAAAGGTTCAGCGGATTCAAGTTCAGCGGATATTGCAGACGTTAAATATTTAATGGACAAATGGAGAATACATGCTGAACGTTACGCACAATTAGTTACTGATTATTTAATTGAAAATACAACAACGTTTCCAAAATATTTAGAAACAAGTAATACCGGCATGAATCCAACGGTACGCAATTACACAAACGGTGTGGCTATGCGTGGTGACTTAGATTTTGGATTTGAAGAGTTTAACCGTTTTAATTATTGGAGAAGAGATAAAGACTAAATGATTACATTAAATCAAGATATAGAATTATTTAAAAACTTTGCTTTAAAACACAAAGGCATAAACTCATTTTACTTTGGTGACGAATCTGAAGCGGACACGAATGTAGAAATTGTTTATCCTTTTATGAATGTTATTTTACAAGGTAGCAGCGTTACTGACAATGTAGTTAGTCGCAAGTATATGATTGTGATTAGTGATTTAGTTAATAAGGATATAAGCAACATAAACCAAGTGCTAAGTGATACTGAGCGTATTTGTTACGATGTGCCAAACTACTTAAGACAAGTTAGTAATAGTAAGTTATTAGGTGCTTTTAAATCTGATATGAATATTTCGTTAA